CCGGCTAGAATACTGGATCACTCGCGACGACATCGACCCCCGCCAGCCGGTCGCCCGTGTAGGCGATACCAAGCCCTACGCGGCCCGCGATAAGGCCGGCGACAAACAGGTGCTACACGTCTACAACCCCCGCCGGGTGTCGCAAACGCGAGGCGTAACGGCCCTGGCGCCGATTTTCGACGTGGCCGGCATGTTCGAGGACATCAATTTCGCGAAATTGGTCCAGCAACAGGTCGTTTCGTGCTTCGCGATTTTCCGCACGCGGGAGGACACCCTCGAACCGGATCCCGACGAGGAAACCGAAACGCTCGAAAGCCGCCCCGACGGTTCGAGCCGGGTCCTGGACGACATGGGCCCGGGCCGGCTGATCGACGCGAAGAAAGGCGAGACGCTCGAGGGGTTTTCCCCGCGCGTGCCGAACGCCGAATTCTTCCAACACGTGCAACTGATCTTGACGCTTGTTTCGGTCAACCTGGGCTTGCCGCTGGCCGTCACGTTGTTGGACCCAAGCAAAACGAATTTTTCCGGCTGGCGTGGTGCGATCGACCAGGCCCGGCTCGGCTTCCGGCGTAATCAACGCTGGCTGATCGCCCGGTTCCACCGGCCGACCTACCTCTGGAAAGTGCGCCAATGGCTGGCCGAGGACGCGGAACTTCGCGCGATGGCCGAGCGGAGCGGCGTCGACGTGTTTCGGCACGCATGGCGACCGCCGGCCTGGCCCTATATCGAGCCCCTGACCGACGCTTCGGCCGACCTACTGCGAGTCCGAAACGGCCTGATCAGCCCCCGCCGACTGCACGCCGAACGGTCGCGCGATTACGCGGAAGTAATCAACGAGACGATCGAAGACCACGCCCTGGCCGTGTCGGCGGCCAAATTGGCGGCCGGCAAAATCAACGCCGAATTCGACGACGGCCAACCGGTGGCGTGGCGGGATCTTATTAGCCTGCCGACGCCCGACGGCGTGCAGGTTGCCCTACAAACGGCCACGCCGGGTAAAAGCGACAACAAAAACAGCCCACAAGGTGGAAGCGATGCCGACGAATAAACCAAACGACGACGACCGCCCGCAAACTCCGCCTGCGGCGGACCAAACACCGCCCGCGGCGGCCGAGGTTCCGGAATGGTTGGCCGACCTGGACGTGCCGCACGCCGAGCAGTATTTCGGCGTCTGGGCGATGAGGGAGGCCGATTTCCGGGCCGCCGCCGACCATGCGGGGATTATCGACTTCAAGATCCACGTGCCGCTGGCGAAATCGTCGGCGCTCGAAACGGACGCCCGCGACCGGTTCGCCTACCAAGTGATGCCGGGCGGCGTCGCCGTGATCCACGCCACCGGCCCCTTGATGAAATACGCGAGCAGTTTCTCGGGCGGCACGTCCACCGCCGTGCTACGTCGGCAGATTCGCAACGCGGCCAACGACGAGGAAGTGGCGGCCATTATTCTACGGATCGACAGTCCAGGCGGGACGGTCGCCGGCACGGCCGACCTGGCCGCCGACGTTCGGGCCGCCGCCAAGCGAAAACCGACGGTCGCGTACATCGAGGACCTCGGCGCGTCGGCCGCCTATTGGTTGGCCAGCCAGTGCCGGGAGATTTTTTCGAACGCGACGGCGCTGGTCGGCTCGATCGGCACGTTCGCGGTAGTTCACGATTTTTCCGGTGCCGCGGCGCAGGAGGGGATCAAGGTCCACGTTCTGCGTGCCGGCGAACATAAGGGTGCCGGCACGCCCGGCACCGAGATCACGCCCGAGCAACTGGCCGAGTGGCAACGCCTGGTCGATGCCCACAACGAGCATTTTCTATCCGCGGTCCAGAAAGGCCGCGGGATTTCCAAAACGGCCCTATCCGCTCTGGCGGACGGGCGGTGCCATATTGGCCAAGCCGCGGTCGACCTGCGATTGTCCGACGGCGTCCGAACTTTCGATGAGGTGCTTTTTGCACTTCGCACAGATTCCAAACGAAAAGGAAACCGAGCCATGACGACCGACACCACGCCCCCGGCCGCGAACCAAGAGGCGGACGCCGCCCCGAAAGCCGCCGCATTCGACGCGATCAAAGCCGCCTGCCCGGGCGCCGACGCCGCGTTCTTGTGTGCCCAACTAGAAGCCAAGGCGACCGAGAGCCAAGCGACCGCCGCCTGGATGGCCGAACAGAACAAACGGATCGAGGCAGCCAAGGCCGAAACCGACCAGGCCCGCGCGGAGAGCGGAAAGCCGGGCGTCGATCCGGTCGGCACGGGCACCGGCTCGACCGCGAACGAATCGGCCGGCGACGCGGTCGAACGGTTCGACGCCGCGGTCGCCGCCAAGGTCGGCGGCGGGATGAAAAAAGCGAGGGCCATCGCCGCGGTGGTGAAGGCCGACCCGGACCTGCACCGGGCGATGCTCGACGAGGTCAACGCGGGCCGCTGATCACAAGCGGGTAGATTTGGTGATCGCAAACAGACAACCCATTTTTTTGGAGATTTTGAAAGATGAGTCAATACGTAGAAACACCGACCAAGGCGTTCACGACGGGTGGGGCGATTGCCCAGCACCTGCGTGTGGCGTTTTCTGGGACCACGATTGCCGCGGCCGGTGTCGGCGACATCGAGGTCGGCACGATGGTCGACGCGGCCCTGGCGGCCGGTCCGGCGACCGTGCGGCTTCGCTCGGCACAAGGCACGGCCAAGATGGTGGCCGCCGGTGCGATTGCGGCCGGTGCGGCCGTCTACTCGGCGGCTGCCGGCAAGGTGAACGACGTCGCGAGCATGTATCGCGTCGGCATCGCCCTGGACGCGGCGACGGCCGACGGCGACGTGATCGAAGTGTTGCGCGACACGGCCGGCCCGACGGTGGCCACAGCCGAGGCCCACACGGCCGACGACACGCTGACCGTGGCCGAAAGCGGTTCGATCCACACGTCGGTCGGGGCCACTGGTACGGTAGTGTTGACACTGCCGGCCGCCGTGGTGGGGTTGGAATACTTTTTCGAGGTCGGCGCCGCGCAGGAATTGCGGCTTGATCCGGACGGAACCGAAACGTGCGCCCTGCCGAGTACGGGCGTGCAAGGTGCGGCCGGAAAGTACCTGACCGCCAACGCGGCCGGCGAATCGCTCCACCTCAAGTGCTGCACGGCCGGCACGTGGACCGCGTTCGGCTTTACTGGCACCTGGACGGCCGAAGCGTAAGCGGCCGGCCACATGCGAAACGCGGGCAGAAACACACAAGAACCATTGAAAACCTTGGGCCGCATTGCCCGGCGGGTCGCTTCGAGCGTCCGCCGGGTGATGGCCCGCAATTTTTGGAGCTTAGAAAACCATGCCTTCTCCGTCCTCTTCCCTCTCGACGTTGCGCCCGGAATTGGCCGGGAGCATGTTGGAGTATGACCACGACATGAACGCCCGCGGGTTCATTGGCCACCGGGTCGCCCCGGTGATCGAATCGGCCCAACAAGCCGGCACGTTCGGCAAGATTCCCATTGAGGAACTGCTCAAAGAGTCCGACACCAAGCGGGCCCCCGGCAGTGGCTACAGCCGCGGCGAATTCGAGTTCGAGCCGGCCAGTTTCGCCTGCGAGGAACACGGCCACGAGGAACCGGTCGACGATCGGCAGGCCAAAATGTATGCGAGTTACTTCAACGCTGAAGTGATCGCGGCGACGAGGGCACGGGCGGCCGTGCAACGTAACGCCGAGAAGCGATGGGCGGCGGCGATTTTCAACGCCACGACGTTCGCGTCGTACACGACGGCGATCACCCACGAATGGGACGACGCCACCAACGCCGTGCCGTTGACCGACGTCGAGACGGCGGCCAACGCGATCTGGGCCGCCTCGGGCCTCTGGCCGAACGCCCTGATCGTCAATCGGAAGGTGTTCCGGAATCTGCGGAACTGTGCTCAGATCATCGACCGCGTGAAGTATAGCGGGTTCATGGACACACGGGCCGGCCTGATCACCGAGGCCGCGATCGCGCAGTGTTTCGACTTGGACCACATTATCGTGGCCGGCGGTGCGAAAAACTCGGCCCTGGAAGGCCAGACGGCGAGCGTCGCCTCGGTCTGGTCGGACGAGTACGCGATGCTCTGCCGGGTCGCCGAAACCGACGACATTCAAGAGCCGTGTATCGCCCGCACGATCCATTGGGGTGAAGACGGCAGCGATGCCGGCGGCATGATGGAAAGTTACCGCGACGAGACGGTTCGGAGCGACATTATCCGCGACCGGCACGACGTCGACGAACTGATCATGCACGCCGCCTCCGGTCACCTGTTCTCGAACGTCACCACGTAAGCGGGGCCGCCTGAGCGGCGGACGGTTCGACGATGAGCACGTTTTCGGAACAATTCGCCGCGCTGGGTGCCCCCGTTTTGGATGGGCACCTGGCGGAGGCCGTGACGTATACGCCCCGGAGCGGTGCGGCGCGGAGCGTTTCCGGGCACGTGGTCGAGACGGACGCCTACACCGACGACGTGACAGGAAAGGTACACGAATCGACGCTAACGCTACACGTGGCCCGCGACGCCTCGACCGGCATCGACTCGCCGGCGGTCGCCGACGCGGTGACGTACGGCGGCGTGGCGTACGCCTACACGGGCGAGCGGTCGGCCGTCTCGCCCACGCATTGGACATTGCACTTCCGGCGACGCGTGACCGAGCGCCACGCGCCGCAAGGGTAACCCGGCACTTATGGCCTTCGATTCGAAAACCGACGCCCGCGAACTGTTGCCGACCGGTACGCGCGGTGAGGCGTTGGTGAAACTGGTCGACCTGGTCGCCGGCTCGGCTCGATTCCAAACGGCCGCCGGCGTCGGTGAGTCGGACGCCCGCAAGCATATACATGCCCGAC